ATAAGTAGAAACATCTTTTACGTCTGAAGACGTATCTTTGGTAAAGAGATATGTGCTTTGCCAGTTGTTACTAACATCAGCGGGTACTTGTCCACCAATGGGTATCGAATTAATTGCAGTAGAAAGTTGTGAGGAAGAAAGAGCTAAAGCACTTAAACCACTTTCCTCTCCTATCACCGCGTTAGAAGTATCCTTTATATCTCCTGAGGCATCAAAAGCGTAAGTATACGATTGATCCCATGCTCCTGAGTTATTAAATACCGAGGCACTGACACCTTCAATAACTGTAGGATCAAACGTATTTACTACAGAAGAAATATTCGCTACAGAAGTTTCTAGGTTTTCAAAGTCCCCTGGAAGAGCTAAAAGCTCCCCTGAAACTTCGGCTAATGCGCTAACACCACTAACAGTATTCCATCCCTCATAGCTGCCAGAAACATCGGCACCCCGAACCACATCAACTGTGTCTTTGACATCCTTAGGCATTAATGCCGATGCAAACGTGTCGTTCTCCTCAGAAGCTATTAGCCCTGTAGGTCTACCTAGTTCATCGGTATCTACAAAAAGTAATGATGATAGTTCTGTCATAACACTCCTCCGTCATTATGTAGTGCTACAGACTTAGGAAGTAAAATTTGTTCAAGATCACTCAGAGCCGAAATCGTCACCAAGGTCTTTGACAAGCTCGTCAACAACTTTATCAATATCCGCAAGGTCGTCAATAGCTTCTTTTTCTGTTTTTACCTCAGGCTGTTCGACAGGCTCTAAAGCTTCCTTGGCCTCCTCTTCGCCTTTCTCCATTTCTGCTTCAAGCGCGTCGGTTTCCTCTTCCTCTGGTTCGACGGCCTCAGCAACGTCTTCTAAATTCTCATCACTCGCGTAGTCAGAGTCTTTTTCATGCAACTGTTCTTCAATATTTTTAACTAGATTTTTTATATCTGAGAGCTGTCCCGTAATACGTCGGAAATCCACTTTAGAAGAACTAGCCTCATCAAGAACAGAGTCGTAACCGGCAGTAACGAACATCTCTAAAAGAAAGTCGTTAACGTCAATGCATTCAACACCATGCTTACCTTTTAGGTTTTGAGCCACCTCAAAAAGAATGCCCTTTAAAACGCTGCCTCTAGGAGCAAGCCTAGAAAGAGCTTCAAAGATTACAACTTGAGTATTAGCTAGGCTTTTGAATGAAGCAGGGTCCTGAATAGTTTGTACGTTTACTCCGTACTTCTCATTGATGTTGTTAATAAAAACCTCTTTCACCTCTTTCTTGTACTCAAAGATCCTAGAGGAAAACTCCTGAATGTCCTTCTCTGTAACACCTAGGGCTCCGTCTACAGAGGCTAAACAATTAGAGAAAGTTTCAAACAAGCTTTTCTTGGAAGCCATAGCTAAGTAAGGAACTTCCACCAAAGCTTCACTTAATGCAGCTACAGTTTTCTCTGCGTCCTCGAAGACCATGCTGGATAGCTTACTTATAGCGGGAGTATTAGCCCAAACCATTTCAAAATTTCTTTTGGATTCTACAAGCTCCTTCTTAATAAGCTCTTGTCGGCAAACCATCTCGTAGATAGATTCATCAACACCTCGCTTAAGGTTGTAAACGCTATCCTCCTCTAATTCCTCTAAAGTTATTCTAGGAAAATCAAAAGCTTTTGATACCGCGTTAGACAGGTTAATTGCATTTCTTATTTCAGGAACCTGAATTATCTTGTCTAGATTTTCTACTAAGAAAGTGTTTAGCTGAGGTACGACTTCAAGAAGATTTTGAAAGAAAGAAGATTCGATTATCATTTCTTTGTCCGATAAACGGGCTACCTGTTCGTGAAGACGTTTCTGTAATCCGTCTAACTTAAGCCGGTTTTCCCAAAGGGAAAGAATATCAGAAAAGCTATCCTCGGCTTCGCCGTACTCCGAATAATGAATGTTTTCAATAAAGGAATGCATTTTTTCGTTGACAAAACCATCAAAGATTTCTTCATCTTCAAAAACAGAGGAATCTTGAACTTTGATACTTCCTAGACTAATATCCTCAGCAATATCGTATTTCCCGGTAATGACCTTACCGCTCTCAGTAAGATAAGTTACTTGGTATTTCCTACCGTCCATGCTGAAAAGCATTACGTTTTCTCGGATTGATCTGCCGATGCAGTCACCTAATTTTACTAGGTGTGTGATGGTTTTATCTCTTTCCTCAAATAGTCTTGAAAACATTTATTATCTCCGTTTAATTTATATATGGTAGTTCTATGACAACTCGTTAGCTTTTTGCTTTTGTTTTTCCACAATTCTGGTCATTACTTCATTTGCCTCTTCGTCCAAAGAACGATCTAAGACCCATTGGATAGGCGTTTTGTCGGTTATGACTAACTCGTTAGGAGTGGTTTCGACGTTACTCTCGTTCGCTGTAGGGGGAACATTTTCAGCAGATTCCATGCCTGGGCCTTGATCAGCAGCCATCTGAGCGCCTTGAGCCTCCATAGCCATCTGCTCTTCTTGCTCCTTCTTCATTTCCTGAATCGTCCTTTCAGCCTCCTCGTCAGTCATTTCGAAGTATTCCATATATAGGTTTTTCTTCGGAAGCAACTGTAGACCTTGAGCAGCCTGAATAACTCTAATCTTCTGCTCGTCCAAGTCCAGCTTTCTCTTAGCAGACATATCAGAAGGTTCGGGTAATCTAATTCTAATCTGCTTAATTAGCGATGCGGGAAAACCTCTAAGCTGTAGATGTCTTTTGGCTAAATTCTCTAAGCCTGTTTCAATGTCTACCTGAACTCGCTGAATGGTTCTAGCAAACTTAACATCAAGCTGAGATAGGTTGGCTTTTCTCTCAGGAGATTTGTCCTTTTCTACAAGATAATCTTTCGGAACTTTAAGAGCCGCAAGAAGCTTATCTCTGTAGTAACGAACGTCCTCGATCTCGCCTAAGTTTGTAGCCCCAGGTAAAGTTTCAATCTTTGTACCTTTTCCATTTTTATTAGCAATGAAAAAGTCTTCATCCAGGGACATAGGGTTATACCTAGAATTTACTGTATCAGTAGATCCTTGGTAGAACTTCTCTTTCTTGAATTTCTGTTTGACACGCTCAATAAACATTTCAGCCTTGCTTGTGGGGAGGTTTCCTGTGTCAATGTAAAAGATCCTGCGCTCCGGGGCTCTAGCGAGACGATAAATCATCATCGCATCTTCCATCATTTTCAAGGAGCGGAAGATGCGATGACAGAGGGCGGCAATTGATTTGCCATACGGGTAGAAGATTGGGTCCGAAGTATGAAGGCGGAAGTGTACGATCTGATGCTTGTCTAATTCAATATACTTTATGGCTCTCTGATTTCCTGTTCCGTTGTACATAACGTCCATAACGTCATCAGAGGGGATTTCCTGTAAGAATTTCTTTAAATAACCAAACTCATTCTCTACGCGAAGCAAGTAATTAGGATTTAGGACTTTCAACTTCTTGATTCCTTCTTCTGGCTTCTCCACGTTGAGGATCATCTCAATAAAGCAATCTCCATATTTGACTGTATTACGGGCGATGTCCCAAAGAATCTTGTCTAATTTAATATCACTAAAAAAATCTTCAACCGCATCTACGACCATGCTACTCTTAGAGTCCACGTTCCAACGCTCTCCCCTATTACCCCTTTGAGTTGTGTCGTCAGCGTAAATGTCAAAAGCAGCACCAATCTCAGGATATTCATCCATCTCTTCGTACTCTCGATACCTCTTCTTTCTATTAAGTTCGTTTTGAGGTATAATAGGATTTCTTGAGATGCCTCCAATGGCGGGGCTTTCCTTACCCGGAGTATCCCTTAGGACCCCAGTAGACTTAATAGTGTCTCCCGCGAGAGGCGTCACTTGCCCTTGATCTAGTGCTTTCTGGACGGCTGGTTGCGCTTTCGTAGCAAAGAACTTAGCGAAAAATCTGCCTATAGGCCCAGTGGGAGTGTAGTATGTACCTGACCTACCCGCAGACCCACCAAAGTTGGTGTACCCTGATTCGTTTAGCAAGTCGTCATTTTCTTCTTCTATTTTATCAACCATCTGTAATCTTCTTTAGTCAAGCTCCCATTTGAAGTTTTGATACTCGCCGTATAGGAGTTAGTTATTGGAAGAGGGGCATCCCCAGGTAAGGGTCTACTTCCTTGTAACTCCATAGGTGTAGTATCTAGCAAGTTTTTATATGCATGGATAGAGAGGGCAAGGCTCATGACCAAATCATCATGATATCCCTTCTCTGCTTGAACTTTACCGCTCTCACTAATAATAAACGTAAAAAGCTCGTCGCAGGTCCTAGTAGAGTTGATTTTGATTAGGTCAGTTCTGACGGCCTCTTCCAACTCTGCTAAGATACTCTCTCTATTTTTTGCTGTGATTTGAAACCCTATCTCTCCTTTCTCGTCTGCCCATAAGTTTTCGTACTCATAGACGTTGTAAAGCCAGTCAATCAAGTTGTTTCCAATTGTGTTTCGCTCACAAATAACGTGGGCTGTATTATATAGCATACCTTCGTTAGCTAATATTTGAGCAAAGTCATTTATTGCTGTCCTATTAGAGTAGAACTCGGCAACCTGCTGACCATTATACATATTTATTATGTGAAAGGCTGAGTAATCTCTATCCCTACCCAAAGAGGTATCACACGCTATTAGGTAGCTGTAATGAGGTTGTGGGTCTTGCCACACGCGCATACGGTTGTTATATTTAGTAAAGTATTCCTCACTGGTCTGTTGGGCAACATCTTTTAGGATTTCTCCCTCAATATAAGTGTCACCTGTGCCTAGAAAGCTACATTCATACTCTTGTAGCCATTGCTTCGTGGGCATGTTGGCTTTTGTAGTTTCTTCCCACTTGTGGATATCCAACTCAGCCTCGGCCATCTTTTCGTATAAGTGCTCAAAGCCAGGAGTGAAGTTATACTCTGGATGTTCTTGCCATCGAATGTCTATGGGGTGGAACGAGTTTTCCCCATCCAAAGCTTTTTGATAGACCTCATGATACCAGTTACCGATACCGTTGACAGTAGAAAGCACGAAAGCACGACCACCTGTAGAAATGATCGGATAAACAGCAGCCCAAATAGAATCAATATTTTCAATGAATGCAGCCTCATCAATAATTAGTAGTGACCCTGCAAGTGATCGACCCGACTGTTTACCAGAAGGTCTTGATTTAATTACAGAGTTTGTTTGGAGTTTAAGTGTGTGTTTGTTGTCTTCTACAATCCCAGGCTTCAAAAAGGCCGGAAGCTCGTCGTACATGAGCTTAATCCTGTCCAGTACCTCAGTAGACTCAGCATCACCTTTAGAAAGAATAACTACAGATTTATGCTTCTGGAATATGATAGTCCATAAAGACCAACCTGCGGCAATAGTAGTACATCCAGCCTGACGGAACTTACGCAAGATGTTGAATCTATGATCTTTAAGATCCCCTAAAATTCTTTCCTGAAAAGGATATAGCTTGAAAGGGACTAGTCCTCGAACTGGGTGTGTTACTTTGATGTAATTTGATATGAAATATATCGGGTCTTCCGCACACTTCTTAAATTCTTGTAATAATCCTTCGTTTTCCATGAAAAATCCTTTTATATATTATATTATAGTATATGAATACTTACGCTGTTATATGTACTAGGTCAAGAGAGGATATTTCTCCGACAGCACACTCACTGATGAATTATTACTCGTCTGTAGGAGTACAGACCTTACTTATGTGTAGTCAGGCGTCTATCTTTTCTGCTTATGCGTCAGCGTTTAAAAAGGTAACCCCGGATCCTGAAGACCTGTTTATTCTTTGTCATGATGATATTGAAGTTCATGAGGCAAAAGAAGATTTCTTAGATAAACTAAAAAAAGAAACAGAACCCACAGATGTAGGTTTTGTTGGACCAGCAGGAACTACCTTTTTAGGAAAGGATGCTGTATGGTGGGACCATGATAAATGGAGAGAAGGAAAGCATAGAGGTAGGGTATTTCATGTACACCCAGAGACAAAAGGACCTGTAGACACCCTGTATGGCTTTCCTGGGCCTGTTGTAGTGCTTGATGGGTTGTTCTTGGCTGCTAGAGCCAGAACTATCTCCCAAATAGGCTTAGATAAGCCAGAATACTTTGAAGGTAAGTGGGATTTCTATGATATTCACTATACAACGAAGGCATTCCTAGAAGGGTTCACCAATAAAGCTATAGATGTCAAAATTATTCATCATTCTTTAGGTGAATTAGCGGGCAGAGACTCTTGGCATAAAAATAGAGAGGCATTTATCTCAAAAACTGAGTTGCCTCTCCAAATAAAAGAATAAATCTACAGAATCACTCTTCAGTTTTCTTTCTTGTAGTCTTTTTGACTACTCTTTCTTGTTTTACCGGAGCAGCCGCTTTTACAATAGGAGTAATGGCCGGAATTTCACCGAATTTCTTTCTAGCCATCTTGTACTTTGAGGAACCAACTGGATAACCACCAGCGAAGTAAAGTGTTTTATTCATAATAATTAAGGAAGCTCGTCAAGTGTTGGGGCATCAGCAGGGTCTATGGAGTAAGCTTCCCTAACTGCCTTTGCTCTTGTTACATCCGTGTCTTTCATAATAAGCTCAACCAAAAGTTCATTGTCTGAGTGATCTTCTACATGCATGTTATCTAATCCTGTCGTTGCGGTTTTGATTTTTAAAGCTCTTTCCGAACTTTCTCTTATTATCTAGTATAGTTAGGTAGGTAAGTTTCTTTCTAAAGTCTTCTTGCTTCTCAAAAAACCTACCATCCTTATTTCTGTATTGTTTTCTACTTAAAGTTTTTCTTCTCAAGATAAGGTAGTGCGGCTGATAATCTCACCAGTTACCCCGTCGATCACAATCTCTTCACCAGGACAATGCATAGGAACATTCTTAAATAC